TACAAAGTCCTTTTCAAGTTCTCCGAGGCGATCTATGACGTGCTGGACTATGTGGTAGACGACATCGCTAGGTTGCGGTTCCCGCGCGCGCAGATCGAATACACCATCAACCGCCGGGCCGACTTCAACATCCGGTCGGCGGAAATGCTGATTGAAGAATATTCAAAGTACCAATCTTCCGGCCTTCCCCAGTTCATGGGTGCGGCGATCATTCGCAGTCAAGCCAAGATGCGGTTCAACTCGGACGCGCGAAACATGCGTATTCTTGAAATTCTGGAATACGTCGATGGCTTCCACGGCTACGCACCTGATGCGGTTAACCTTGCGCTAGCTAGGTCCGGCCAGCCGTGGCAGGGCGTGCTGCATTATCAAGCCTATTCCTTGATTCTGCAAGCCGAAGCCGAAGACGCTGGGTTCCTTGACCGCGAACTACCGGAGATTAAAACTACCCTAGAGACGCGCGCGCGTGCGCTTGCGGGCACGGGCGGGGGCGCAGAGCAGATTATAGCAGGGCTTGAAGCCTAAAGGATGCTCAACTGTTTGCGCTCCGAGGCGAACCGCTTGTCGGCTAGTTCTAGGTTTTGCCGCGCCTGCTTGAAGTAGCTGTCTTTTAGCTCGATACCAATGGCCTTGCGGCCAAGCGAAACAGGGCTATACACTTCGGAGCCAACACCCATAAACGGCGTCAAAACGACCTCGCCGGGGTTACTCCAAAGGTCCACGCATCGGTCGATAACATCAAGCTGCAAGGGGTGTACGTGTTTTTCGTCGTCGTCTTCGCGGGAGTCACGAAACGGCAAAACATTGTCAATCCGAATATCGTCCCAAACAGCACTAGCGTACCGCTGCCAGATGTAGTGGTTCAGCTTTGTAACCTTGTCGCTTTCGTTTTCTTTTTGCAGATGCTCCCACAATTCTTCCGCTGTTAGGTTTGCGTTGTTGGCATTGTTCCAAGCATTCAAAATGTTGGGCAAAATTGGCACCTCGCCAAAGTACCTGTCTAGGCCGTATTCGTGTGTTACGGGCGTTTCTGCATCGCCGCGCTTCTTAAACAGCAGAAGGTAATCAGGCTGGGCGGGGAAGCACTGTGTGGCATCTTCTACGATTAGCTTGTGCATCAAAGACTTAACCATAGTCCGCATTCGAACCTTTAGCGGCTCCTTCCAAATTGTTACGCGGCCCTTGTAATCAAAGCCATGTTTTGCGTGAAGCCGGATTACCTCATTCGGGAAATCCCAACTAGACCCGCTATTTTCAACTATCTCGGTAACGTGGACGGCGTTAATGCGGCCACGCTTTGTAACCCTTGCCATTTCCTTGATCAGGAAATCGTATTGCTGCAAAAACTCTTCTTTGGTCGCGCAGTTTGAGAAGTCATTAGGCGACGAAGAATAGTTGTAAAGCCCGGCAAATGGGGGGCTGTAAACTGATAAGTCAACAGATTCCGCATCTAAGTCCGGCAGGACAAACATGCAGTCGGAGTTGTAAATAGAATAGCTTTCGGTGTGGATTTGGTCTTTTACCATTGCTTCAAAATTTTGGTTTTATCGTTTGTTGGCTAAACTCTTTACCCCTTTCGTCCCATGTAGTATTGACTGCTGTGGTCAGATTGGTATAAAGCTGGTCAGCCTTTTGTGTTTTTTGCTTTAGCGCATCAATTACGCGGGTTTGCCCGTCAGATATTACCATGTCAACATGCACGGGGTTCTTTTGGCCGAACCGCCAAAAGCGCCGCATAGCTTGGTAATACTGCTCATAGCTAAAGGTAGGGAAAAAGACTGTATGCGCACAATGCTGCCAGTTAAGTCCCATGCCTGTAATCTTCGCCTTTGTAATTACGCGCTTAATCTCCCCGCGCGAAAAGGCTATTAGCGTTTCCTCCTTTTGCTCAATAGACTGGCTCCCAATAATCTCAACGGCTTCGCGGTCTGCGTGTTTTAGTATTGAGCTTTCTTTGTTAGTATTGCACCAATAGACCGATGTTTTGCCAGCCGCCAACGCCACAGCCTTTTCGCATCTTTCGGCCTCGGTCATCTTTTGCTCGTGCCTAATTTCTGACATGGTTTTGGCCATTGGCGTGAACATATGAATCTGTCCATCAACGGCCACCAAAGATTGGTTTTTGACGACATGGGTATCTATAGTCAATGGCGGCAGTTGGTATCGCTCGTCCGAAAAACCAATATCGGACGGCTTGCGCACCATGATTGACCACTGATTTACCCAACTAAAAAAGTCCTTTTCGGCGTGTGGTTTTAGGTAGAACTTTTCGCCTATGTTCTTTGTGTCGGAGCTGTTTTGATTGTTCTTAAAGAACCTGCCAAGCATGTCCATATAGCCCATGTAGCCTAGCGCCTCGGAGCTTGTGCCTAGCTCTATGTAATCGTTCGGGCTTGGCGTTGCGGTGCTTAGAAAACGATAGGGAATTTTGCGCACAAATGCCGTTACTTGTGTTTTGATTTTCCCGTCAAAGTTTTTCAAAATGCTAGATTCGTCCAATATCACACACTCAAAGTCGGCGCTATCGAAATAATGCAACCGCTCGTAATTGCAGATTACAATTTTCTTTGTGTGCTTACCGTCTTTAGAATACTCAATATCATCAATACCCATCTTTTCAGCTTCCAGCAAAAACTGAAATGCCACGGCTAGGGGCGTTAAAATGATTACCCGCTTATTGGTGTGTAATACAACATTGTTGGCGATGGCAATTTGCATAAGCGTTTTGCCTAGCCCGGTGTCGGCAAAGATTGCCATACGTCCCTTGTTCACGGCCTTTTCAATAATGTGCCGCTGGAAGTCAAAGGCGAAATCCGGGAAATATGAAGGCTGAAAGCCATAATCCCCTATCTTGTGCCTTTTGGTGTCTATGAAGTCGCTGTAATTCATTGCCTAGGTTTGCCACAAAGATGCAAAGGACCAAACACCCGTGCAACTTTTCCCGTAAATTTATACCGTGGCCTACTTAGACGACCGCCTAGACCTAATCGAGCGCGTGCCGGACACGTTCGTTACCCGCGTAGACGCTCTTAGGGCCGATCTGCTGGACGAACTAACGACGCTGATTGCCAGCCTTGATACTAAGGGCGGAAAGTTTGTGGCGTCCCCTGAGAATCTAGCCCGCATTGAGGAGATTATAGACGGGATGGGTAACTTCCTCTTTAATGAGGAATCCGAATATCTTGATGCGTTAAAAGAGTTTCTAGCCGCTCAGGGCACGGCGGCGGGCATGGCCGAAACATTCTTGGGGGTCGAACGAAACACCAAATGGACGGCGGTGCTTCAATCCCAGCAATTTAAGACGGCCAAGATATTTGACAAGGAACGCATTAGCGCGGAGATAGGCACGTTAATCCGCAATGAGTTGACGAACCTAGTAGCCTCCGAAGCGCCCGTAGCGAATGCGTCTATCTTCATGCGGGACTTTATCTTGGGCAACGACCAGACGCCCGGACGCCTCACCCGCTACACAAAGACTTGGGCCACGACGGCGTTTGCCAATGCGGAGCGCCAGTACGTCTACACGGTCGCTACGGACGTGGGCATTGAAAAATGGCTTTATGCCGGTGGCCTAGTGAAGGATAGCCGGGACTTCTGCAAAGACCGAGTAGGCCAGACCTTCACGACCGATGAAGTCAAGTCGTGGGCGGCGCTGGACTGGCAGGGCAAGATAGCCGGGACGGATGAAAACACGATCTTTTCGGCAGCCGGTGGATGGAATTGCCTACATACATTAATGCCAGTGATTGAATAAGAAAGCCCCGCCGAAGCGGGGCCTTCGATTCAAAACGGCATGGCCGCAAATATAAAGTATCGAACTTGCACGCACTCGTTGGTGGCGTATTGGGCAATAAAACCTTTAGAATCCTTGTTTTCAATGTAGGCACGGCAGGCCGGTTCGCTAATCATGAGCTTCAAATACTTAGCAGCGATGCCTTGGTCGTCCTTAAACTTGCGCTCACCGGGAGAGTAGGCGCGCTTTTTCGCCTGCTTTTCGTAGTAGTCAATGTAGTATTGCAGGAAAGAGGCGAACCATTCGTAATGGGCATTGGAGGAAGCGTTCATCGTTTGGTTTTTTGTGTGTGTTGTGTTCCGTTGACAAGACAATGTTACGGCGCGTTTTTTAATGACGCAAACTTTTGGCAACTTTTTTTCAGGAAATTTTTAGTGTCTTCTAAATAGTATTTTAGGCGTATATTTGTCCTGCATGAAAGCGGAAAAGGTTACCCTGATTCGGGACGGGCTTAAGCGCACTGTGTTTAAGCACGTTGCCGACGAGATGTTGACGCGGCACGGGTGGATGGTTCTG